GCCTTGCTCTGCCCTACATAACGAGTTTAAATGATTACAGTATGGTTTTTAATGGCGTTAATGTCTTATCCAAATTTACCCGCAATAGCTTATAAAGGTTATGGTGGATTTTTGACATTAGATGAATGCGAAGAAAAGAGAGTATTAATAGAAAATCAAATTGCAAATTTTGAAATGCAAAGAGGGAATACAGTTTATATTGAAACTTATTGTATGGAATTTGAAGCATTTCAAACTCAATTAGAAAAAAAGAAAGAATTAGATAAACAAAAAAATACAGGTTTAGGAGTATAGTGGCAACATATTTAGTATTATCAAATAGAGTTTTAAATGCACTGAATGAAATAGAAATGACTTCTGCTAATTTTAGTAGTAGCCGTGGAATTCAAACTGCAGTTAAAAATTTTATTAATCGTGCATTGCATGATGTATATAATGAACTGGAAGAACTTCCAAGTCTTCATAAAGAAACATATCATATAACAAATGCAGGACAAAGAGAATATGCTTTACCCACAGCTAATTCACCAGTATCTGGAGATTTGCAATGGCGTAAAATAGATTGGGATACAATTTATTTAAAACCAAATGAATTATTGACAAATGGTGAATTTACTTCTGATATTTCTAGTTGGACTACTATTGCAGGTGCAGGAAGTGGAGCTTATAATAGTGGTGGAAATGGAAGAATGAGATTAAATGATTATGCTGCGTATCAATCATTTTCTACAACAAAAGATGCAGAATATAGAATACAGGTAAAAGCATTTGATTCTGAAAGTACAGGACAGGCATTAAAAGTACAAGTAGGAACTGCAGCAGAAGGAACTCAAAATTTAAGTACAACCTTAACAGTAGAAGATTTTGGTGAAGGTAAAGTATTAGATACAACTTTTACAGCAACTGTTCAAACAAGTTATGTAACTTTAAATAACCCATCTACAGCAACAAATATGGATATTGACTATGTTCGTATATCTAGAAATATTGGCCCTCAAAGATTAAAATATATATCATTTGATGATTGGGTAAGACGATTTTCAGAAAGAGATTTAGCAAATATTAGTACAAATTATGCAGAACCTCGACATGTTTACAAAACACAAAGTGGAAAATTAGGATTAACACCAATTCCAGATAAAAGTGATTATAGAATAGTATTTGATTATTGGAAAGAGCATACGGAATTATCTGCACATGGAGATTCTCCGGATTTAGATGATAGGTATGCAGATTTAATTGTATCAAAAGGAAGTTATTATGCATATAATCTTCGTTCTGACCCTGAACATGCAATGATTGCGAATAAAGAATTTAAAGAGGGGTTAAAAAGATTGCGAACAGATTTAGTTTCAAAACCAGAATATATGCGTGATGAACGAGTTAATTTACGAGTTAGCATGTAATGCCAAATACATCTCAAATAGCCCCTACAGTTGTTAGTTGTTTTGGAGGATTGGTTTTAAATAAAGATATTTTTTCCATGAGACCGGGAGAGGCGTTACAATTACAAAATTTTGAACCTGATATTGCAGGTGGTTATAAAAAAATTTTAGGAACAACTGCGTATAATTCTAATATTGTTACTCAAGTATCTTCATCAAGTGAAATTATAGATATGGTAGCAATATTTAATGATGTTGTATTAGCAGCTAGAGGTGGAACAGTATATTCTGCAACTACAAGTAGTTCATGGACTTCACGAGCTACAAGTAAAGGAACAACATATCGTTATGATTTTGAGCGTTTTAATTATAATGGAACGGAAAAAATTATAATAGCAACAGGAACAACTAATGCCTTTACTTTGGATACAAGTTATACAGAAGATGTGATAAATGCAACAGGTGGAGGAACTGCACCAACAGCTCCAAAATTTGTGGCATCATTTAAAAATCATATGTTTTATGCAGGTATGTCTGATGCTTTATCAACAGTACAATTTTCAGGCCCTTTTACAGAAGATGATTTTGATACAGGGGGTGGAACAGTAAAAGTAGATACAACTATTGTTGGACTAAAAGTTTTCCGTGAAGCACTGTTTGTATTTGGAGAAGATAGAATTTATAAAATAACAGGTGATACAAGTTCAGATTTTGCTGTAGTACCGGTAACACGTAAAATAGGATGTGTTGATGGAAAAACAATTCAAGAGCTTGGTGGTGATTTAATTTATCTGGCACCGGATGGACTTCGAACGATTGCAGGAACAGAAAGAATTGGTGACGTAGAATTAGGTACCGTGTCAAAACAAATTCAAGATAGAATTGGAGATATTGGAACAGATAACATTACATCAACAGTTATAAGAAATAAGTCACAGTATAGGTTATTTTACCCAACTACGGCTCAAACAGAAGGGACAGCAAAAGGAATAATAGCAGTGTTAAAAACAAATCCTGAAACTGGAACATTAGGATTTGAATATTCAGATATACGAGGATTAAAACCATCCTGTTGTGATTCATTTTTTATAGACAATACAGAAACAACTATTCATGGTGGATATGATGGATATGTTTATAAACAAGAATCAGGAGGTTCTTTTACAAGAGAAGGGACTACTTATACTATAACAGGATTTTATCGTTCACCGGATATGTCACTCGGTGACCCGGGAATACGAAAAACGATGCAACGTGCTTTAGTAAATTATAAAGTTAATGAAGCAATGGATACGACAAATCAAACATTTACATTACGATATAACTATGATGATACAGATACACCACAACCGAGTTCTTATGCATTCTCTTCTGCAACTGTTGCAGCATTTTATGGAACAGGTACATATGGAACATCAGCTTATGGCTCATCAGGATTTCCATTGGAAAGAGTATCAGTAGAAGGTTCAGGATTTGTGGTGGCATTTAAATTAGAAGATGAAAGTACAAAACAAGCATTATCCTTACGGGGATTTGAATTAGAATACGTTAACGGAGGAAGAAGATAATGGGAGCGACCTATACCAGACAAAGTACTATTACAGATGGTGCGGTCATTGAGGCATCACATTTTAATGATGAATTTGACCAGATACTAGCGGCATTTGCCGTTAGCACAGGACATACTCATGATGGAACTGCTGCGGAAGGTGGCCCAGTAACCAAATTACTTGGTAACACATTAACATTTGGAGCAGGTACAGCAGGAACGGACATTACAATAACATTTGATGGTGAAACATCCGATGGTGTTATGTATTGGATGGAAGATGAAGACCATTTTAAATTTGCCGATGATGTTGTCATGGATAGTTCTAAAAGACTCTATCTTTATGATGAAGGCGGTGAATATATTTATGGTGACGGAACGGATTTATATTTAACCTCTGGTGCTGATATAAATATCCCTGCAGATATTGGATTAACATTTGGCAATGACGGAGAAAAGATTGAAGGTGACGGTACAGATTTAACAATTTCAGGAAATAATATTAATTTAACAGCTACAGCAGATGTTGTAATTCCTAATAGTGTGGGGATTCAATTTGGTGGAGCAAGTGAAAAGATAGAAGGCGATGGTACTGATTTAACTATATCAGCTAATAATTTAACAGTAGATGCAGCAGCAGATATTATATTAGATGCGGATGGTGCTAACATAACTTTAAAAGATGGTGGAACTACAGTTTTAGATTTTGTTCCTAACGGAGCTACAGACATAACTTTAGATGCACCGGGCGATATTAAACTTGATGCAGATGGTGGAGATATATTCTTTGTAGATGGTGGTACTACTTTTGGTAGTGCAACAAATACTTCTGGTAACTTAATAATCAAATCAGGAACAACTACAGCTTTAACCTTTAGTGGAGCTAACGCAACATTAGCAGGTGATTTAACAATCTCTGGTGATGATTTAACATTAGGTACCAATACAAGTGGTGCAGTATTAGTTGCTGATGGAACAAATTTTAATCCAGTTGTTATATCTGGGGATATATCCATAGGAACAACAGGTACGGCAGCAATTGGTTCTGGGGTAATAGTTAATGCCGATGTAAATGCTTCAGCAGCAATTGCTGATTCTAAATTGGCAACAATTTCAACAGCAGATAAAGTTGCAGGTGGTGCCATTCAGATTGATAGTGGCAATGATGGAACAAGCATTACATTAGCAGATACGGATAAATTTTTAGTAGATGATGGTGGTACAACAAAATATATTAATGCTTCCCAACTTAATACATATACAAGTGGAAGTGTAGCGGCAGATGATATTTCAACAGGTGATGGGGCAGTTACTCTTGCAACATCTTCTGGTAATATTACCATAGATGCAACAGCAAATAATAGTGATATTATATTTAAAGGAACAGATGCT